ACTCACCACCTCACTACAACATGGGAGGCATAGAATGTATAGATGCAATAGAAGCTAGTATGACACCAGAAGCTTTCAAAGGTTACTTAAAAGGTAACATACAAAAGTATATGTGGCGGTATGAAGCTAAGAAAGGGGTCGAAGACCTTAAAAAAGCAGAATGGTATCTAAACAGACTACTTAAAACCTTAAAAAAAACTAAAATGGTGTAGGAGCTACGTAGAAGCTCTCTAACGCATTACACATGTTTTTGATGTCTGCACAAGGACCATGTGCTTAAAACGTCTTACAATAAATACTGTGAGGTCATTTTCTCTTAAAAGACCTATTTTTTGATCTATGTTGTAAAACTACGTTACTTCGTGAATTATTTGCAGGATTTCCATCTATATGATGTATATCTATTTGACTTCCTTTCCTAACCCTACCTTCTTTTAACATTTGTCTACGTATTTTATTACGAGCAGCACGTCTTTTCTTTTGTTCAGGAGAAGAATGGTAGTTTGCATATTCTCCTTTATAGTTTCTAGCCATCTATATAGTATACACCTTCAAAGCTTTTGCTTTACCTTTTACTTTTATCGTATCGTGTAAGCAACATTTGTCTACCTTCTGTGCTGTACGTTCTCCAATTAATATATCTACACCCGCTTCTTTAGTTGCACTCTCTAATCGTGCAGCTATGTTCACAGCATCTCCTATGGCCGAATAGTCAAAACGAGAGTCCGAGCCCATATTACCTACTATTGCTTCGCCAGTATTTATACCTATACCTATAGCTATTGGCTCAGGTAATTCAGTTTGTAACAAATGAATGCAAGTACGTATGTCCTGGCCACAGGCGACGGCACGTTGTTCATGTTCATCTAAGTTTAGGGGGGAGTTAAAGATAGCCATGCATGCGTCGCCTATGAACTTATCAACCATACCCCCGTGTGCTTGTATGCAATTGACTTGTTCAGTAAGAACTTTATTCATAATTTTAGTAACTTGCTCTGGTTCTAACTTTTCAGACAAGTTTGTAAATCCTCTAACGTCAGTAAATAAAAACGTACAAGTTCGCTTTTCACCTCCTAACTTAAGTAACTCTGGATTATTTTGTAATCGTGCAACTTGTCTAGGATCTAAGTAATGCTCGAACTGTTTTTTAATTAACTGTCGTAGCTTAAACTGCTCATTAAATCTTAAATAAAATTCTTGTATAGATATAAGTATAGCTGATAATATACTATAAGTTACATCTATAAGTATATTAGATGTAATTAAATACCAACCACCGACCGCGGTCAACGACACGAGGCCCACGGTCCCTACTATGGTTCCGATTAACCCAAATGTACGTATTATAAATATTGTTAATAGTAATACTGTTACAAGGATAAGTAATTCATATAGTAGTGCAGTGCCTGGTATTGCTGGTACGTTTACGGTCATGCTTTCAGCTAACGCAGCTTGTACATGGTGGGGGTACAATAACCCAACTGGCGTAGCTATTTGAGGCATTACACCTTTTGCACTTACTCCTACAAACACAAACTTATCTTTTACATTCATCTCATCTAAACTAGTGCTTGGCGTGTCAATCCAAGAAACCCACCTACGTCCAATGCTATCTACTGGTATCTGTGCATACCCAGCTACAGTAAGTTCTTCTATTTGACCTTGCTGTCCTTTAATTATGTAAGTATCTGCACCTGCCAGCATTTTGATAACCTGCACACCAAAGGATGGAGTCCAACCATCTGGAGTCTGAAGCAACAAAGGTAATCGTCTTACTAAATTATCTACATCAGTTCGTGCAACTGCCAGCCCCTGGTAAGCAGACTCTGCTAGCACGGGCACATTTCCAATAACACCTTGAGATTCAATCCCTTGTATAGGTTCTCCGTCTCCTAATATAACTGTGCCTGTAGTTGGTGCGTAAGAAGCCCCGCCTTCAAAGGTAGCAATGACACTCGGTATCTGTAAGAGTGCATCTGCAAATGCTTGATCGCCACCAAACCTATCTTCCTGTGGAAAAGCAACAACCCAACCAACTCCTACCGCACCTGCTTCCATAAGGTCTAATTGAATACGTGCAAGATCCTGACGAGGATATGGCCAACCGCCCGCAAGTGCTACATCTTCTTCTGTTATATCTAACGTGGTAAACCAGCCAGAAGGATCTGGTGTTTGTACGAGGGCGTCAAATGTTTTTAATTTAAGAACTTCTAATGCTTGCCAGTTAAAAAGTAACGGCACACAAAGTATGGGTATGCTAATTAACGAAATCCATTTCTTCACCTTATCCTCCTTGAGTGATTGTTATAATAGAATCTCCTCCACCATTAATTTTAACAACGTTAGAAACCCCATCTTGTATAAATATTACTGTATAAGACTCACTTCCATTTACATCTAGTTGTACAGACTCATTTACACTTCTTCTTAAGCTTACTACATTTCCTGTTATTAATGTAGTAATTTGTGTATCAGGGTCTTTTCCCAACAAAGTCCCAGTTATTTGCGTGCTTGTAGCTTGTGCTAACTGGTCTTCTTCCTCTGCGACAGCTAAAGCATCTAATACATTTAACAGATCTTCAAGATAATTAACATCTAAAAAGTTTATATCTAGTTCTGTAAACTCTAAATCGTCTTCACCTAAATAATCTACATCTAAATAATCAATATCAAGTTCATTAAAATCCAATACGCTTTCGCTTTGTGTAGCTGTGGACTCTTCTGTGGATAACTTTTCTTTCTCAGGTGGTGTAACAATCAACATATTGTCTATAACATCAAGAGTTAAATCTAAAATAACTGGTTTGGTTGGAGCTGATTCGTATACAGAAACGGTAGTAGCCTGGTATGGTTTGTTCAGTAAAACCGTGCCCATAGCGGTAACTACTTCTATCTCACCACTAGATAATCCATAAGGGTCAGGTAGTAAAATAATTAAACTACGGCCTAGCTCATCTACTGTAGCAGTAAAGTCTGTACCCCTAATTGCTATGTCAGCTGTGGGTGTGGATAACTTTATATTGCTCTTGTTTATTTTGTTTAAATTACTACTAATAAACCTAGCTGTGCCAAGGCCAAAGGTAAGGGCCATTTTTGACTTACTTGGGTCAGGGTCGAATACATACTCTGTGATAACCAACTTAGAGTGCTCAGTTAGTTTTACTATAGAATCATCAAGAAAGGTGATGGCCATACGACCATCTCTAGTAATAGCTTCATCATTGCTTTGTATAGCAAATTTTAAATTAGCGTCGTACGGTTTGTCTCTTACTATTTGAGCTGAACCATTTAGCTCAGATATATCTCCAATATCAGCAGCTTGTGCTTGTACCTTGGTCGTTTTGAACGACACAAACAGTAGAAGAAGCGTTGCCACCAATTGATATAATTTTAAGCCAGTCATTATCTTGGGTACTCAGTTGTTGAATATTAAATGTTCTTTGTCCACCTGTATGGTCTAAGTAAAAATATCCACCAGCTGATGCATTCACACCTGTACCTGTATAAGTAACCGCATTGTCTGAACCGTCTATATCCATATAGTTAGTTGCCCCATCAATATTTATATTTGATGTAACCGTGTTGTTAGAACCTTGAATAATCCAATCTAAATCTAAACTAGCTGCTAAAGCAGTAGTGCCTTGGTTTAAGGTAAATGTGTTACCACTACCTGTAACTGAAACGTTTTGATTAGAACCGTTAGCTCCGTACGTGTTGGTTGGATCAACCTGAATAGTGAACGTGTTCGTAGAACCAGTAAAATTATAAACACCAGTAAAACTGTCTGCTAAAATATCACCAAGAAACTTGTTAGTGTTTCCAATCATATTTATGTCTAAAGTTAGACCCGTGCCGTCTAAATCAAACGCAGTCAAATTGCCTGCTGTAGATTCTAAACCGCCTATGATGTTAGAAATACCTAATTGTTCTAGGTCTATGTTAGCGCCAGTACCTGACTGGTCAACATATATCTCGTTGTCTGCTCCAGTAACTCCTATACAAAAAACAGCAAGTAGACTTATAAGCTTGTTTTTCATAGTAATTATTCTACCTCCTCAATTTCATCTTGTCTATTCCAATATTTTTTTTCATATCCAAGATTAACTATTTCTAATATACCACCTTCAATGGCCTTCATCAAAGCAATTGTAGATGACTCATTTCTAGCATTGCCAAACTCTACCTCTACTAGTTCTGTCCCAGCTTCTATAAATCTAAATACATCTTCAGATCTACCATAACTGAATATAGTTTTTTGGCTTAACACCTCTAATAGGACCTCACCTGTAGCTACAGAAACCATACGTAAACTTACAGTAATGTTATCTTCTCTATACTGCACACTGCTACCTATGCCAAGATACCTAGCTCCTGATCCACCACTTTCTAAATTAGCTTCATAGGATATAACAGCACCCTCTATTAGTATGCCCGCAAACAATAAAGGTGCTAATTGTTTTTTCTTTTCTTCTTCGGTTGCAAATTGTTCTCTAGCGCTACGAATCAGCTGTCTTTCCTTTGTGAGGTTGTCCAGTCCTACCCGTTCAACTACCCTAAAAAATTGACCATTGCCTGCATGTTTAAGGGCCCTTATAAGTAGTGCGTTGGGTTGTTGAGTAATAGCGGTACTAAATAAAGCAAACTCGCTATTGCTTTTTCTTTGTCCTGTTTGGTCGGTAAAGGCGGTAGGATATACAGCTACTACTGGGCTTACTTTTGGTATAGATACATTTTTAAGTTCAGCAGACTGCAGGTTTTGAATGTTTACAACATTATATGCAGAGAATCTATTCTCATAAGTGTCTTCAAGTTGGTCAAGTGTGGAGCAACTAGAAAGTAAAAGTACCAATAGGTATTGTGATTTCTGTAACTGTGCCATCTGCTTCCGTTATTTTTAAGGTTAGTGTTACGCCATCGCTAGTATACTCTATAGTGTTACCTTCTAGGGTTATAGTACCTTCTGTGCTTGGCGTTTCTCCAAACAAATTGTTTACTAACTGCCTTGATAACTCTGCGTATACTCTTGATTCTAGGTTACGCATAAATCTTGCAAGGGTAGAGTTTTCTTTTTCTCTTTCCATTTCTTCTTGTAAAGCTTTTATCTCTTCTTTAATAGTTAGCTTACGGCTAAACTCTTGGTTTTCTATAGTAAGGTAATGCGAGCTAGTGCCTACGCCATTAAAACTAGGTGATTTAAATTTGTGCGTAATAGTGTCTGCATTTAGATTTATACCTATTATGCCTAGAAACAAAGCAATCCCAATAACTGCAATTAGTTTAAACATCAGTAATTTTTCAGCTTCTTCTTTTTTAAGTTGTTTTTTTGTTTTCTTCTTCTTCATTTTCTAATACCTCTTTGTTCTTGTTTTTTAAAACAGTATTAACCTTTGTTTGTAATCGTATCATATCTTGATCTAACAGGCGAAGTTGATCGGTCAATCGTATAATCGTCATTTTCATTTCTTCTACTGCTGGGTTAATAGTATTGTTTACTGTAGTCCAAACGTAATACACAAAATAACCTAGGCCAACGACCATAACTACAGGGAAACCAAAGTCAGCAATTAGCTGAGCTACACTAATCTCGCCTTGCATCTATCTTGCCGTCTTCAACAAAATTTTCTGCTCTAGCTATTCTATCTAAGTCTGGAGGTAAGTTGAGTGCGCTAGATACTGATGTATCAATGCGAATGATATCGTTGTTCATAATGGATGCTCTGGTTATAAGCATTTTTGTAATTCCTTGCACCGTTTTTATTTCATCTACTAAACTGCACATTAGTTGTTTCATTACAAGGAATATGAAATATGCCATAACCAAAGCACCAGCAATCGGTACTCCAACCTCAGCTATGAGGTTGAATATTTCCATTACTTATCTTCGCCCTTGAAGCTTTTAGATGCTCCTGAAGTTCCCGCATACAAACCAAACCAAGCTGCTCCTGCACCTACAACAATAGATATAAGACCTGATTGTTCAAAGCTCGGTTCTGGTAAATCCATAAACCACATAACTGTTGTATACAACAAAATGATATATACAGTTAAAAACATTCTTGGAAATATTCTCCAGGAGTCTACAGCTTGTGCTAAATGAATCCATTTTTGATGTGGATTAACATTTGTAACATCTTCTAATTCTCTAATCTTATCTTTTAATGCAGATATCTCTTGAATCATAGCCATGAACTTATTAAGATCCATCTCTACTTCATTACGATCCATGTCTCCGCCAAATCTTCCTTGTCCGTCATTCATTAGTAGTCACCCCATATTTTAGTTTTCTTTCCGCCTTCATAGATAACTGCATGCCCCTCGTCTATAAGCATTTGACAAATATCTTTGCCCTCTTCTGTATATGGTATACCCAGTATACGGCCATATTTTCCTTTACCAAGAGACTTAACCTTTATATTACCTACACAAAGTTCTTTAAGTCTTTCTTTAGCAGCAAGGCCTAGTTTCTTTTCTGCTAGGTCTCGTGTTCTTGATTCTGGGGTGTCTATCCCAGCCAACCGTACTCTTTGCTTATGTAACTTAACGTCAAATCCAAGGTCGAGCGAACAGTCAAAGGTGTCCCCATCAACGATTCGCTCCAAGGTTGCGTTATAAACAAAAGCATCTGGTGCTTGTGCCATTTACTTCTCCTTTGCTTTACCTATGTTTAATGCAAGTAACTCAATACATTTATAAAATTTACCAATCATTGCATCATCTTTTGGTGTGGGTGTTAAGCTACAAATAATACTTGCAAGTGCAATAACACCTGTAACTATCCCAATCCAATCTCCTATAAATCCAAACATAATTTCCTCCCTTACTTTTGGAACCTTAAGTTTAACAGATTATTCTTCTTTTTCACTAACTGTTACCTTTCTATAGTAAACAACAACATCTTTGAGTTCGGTTATGTATCTTTTAATTTCTTGCATGTTGTACGCCATAGTCTCGTAATCGGGTACGGTCATGGCTAAAAATACTAGTTCACCTTCTTGTTCTTCTATAAGAGCAAACTGTTCTTCAAAGTTTTCTGGGGTTATAGTAAGCCACTTAACTTGTTTAAGATCAATTTCTCTTGGCATTACGGGTTGCACTATGGTTCTATCCATAGGTTTAGCAGTTACTTCTATTTGTTTAGTCGGAAGTAGGCTGCAACTGCAAGCCATCATCAAGATCATCAACAGTAGCGCTGATGTTCTCAATGTCTTCCATGATATGTTTTGTACCATTATTTATTTTCCTCTGCATTTCTATAGGATCACCCATAATTTTTGCACTTAGTTCGTAGTTTCTAATAAACTCTGAATATCTATTTAGTTCTCTTTGTGCAGCTTGACTTTTAACAGTCATGTTTTGCAACTGTGTGGTTTGTAAAGCAAAATCACTTTGTAAAGACTCAATAGCCTCTTCTTGAGTAGCTATCGCTCCTTCTAAGGCCATGTTGTTGGCTTTCAATGTAGTATTTTCGTTGTATAACCAATAACCACCTAACCCTAAAACTATAATAATACCTATTAAAACTTGTTGCATTAAATATCCTCTATTATGTAATTTAAACCAGCAGCACTTCTAAACTCAATAAGTCTATTATTTTCATCACGAAATTTTAAATGTTTTTCTTTTTGCACTAAGATTTTTTTAGATATGTAGGTTTTGTCATCTGAGTCTCCATACTCTTTGTTAAAAGATACTGTAATTTTGTAACGCGTTCTGAATAGATCTACAATCCACTGTATTATTTTTTTGCATGACTCCTTCATGTATGTGCCTAATTATTTTCCTACTGCTTTTTGTGCCTTTTTGTGTGCGGCAGTAAAAGTACTGCCTTTCATCATAAGATTCTTCATATATTTCATGTGCTTTGGAGTATGATGTTTTGAGTGACGTGTCATACTAGCTTGTTGCCTTTTGGTCAAAGCTTTTTTCTTTATAGGTTTCTTCTTTGTTTTTCTTTTATAAGCCATGGTTTATATTATCATGTTCCGTCACTATCTGGAACACCATACAATAAGTTTGTAAATGCCACATCTAAATTATTATTACTTGCAAAAAAAGTAGTAATCCAACCCTTTGCTATATTGTCTGTTACATCTGCTATTTCTACAAACCCACTATCTGATGTATCTACAGTAGAGGGATTAAAAGCAATCATCTCATCTTCTAAAGTATACGTATTACCACTGCCGTCGGTATCTGTGCCTACTACTTTAAAATGTACGTTGTATACAATGCTTTTACCGTTTTCTGTTATTTGTTTGTGATAAATATTTTTAACCGTTATCTCAGTAGTAAAGGTATGTAGATCTGATACTGTGCTATTCCAAGCCATTTGGTATTCTCCTATGAACTAAATTTAACAAATCTAGCATCTGCTCCTCCCATTAATTGAAAATTGCTATCTGCTTGTGCGTATATAAAAAAGTTTAATGTACCTGTGCCTGTGTACCTAAAAGCTAGGGGGATATTCCCACTATCTTTTGATGTAGTCAACCTACTTTGACTAATCCATCCACCAGTTAAATATTGTAAGTCTGTTGTTACTAAAACAGCGTGAGAGGCACTTTCGGTTATTTTTGTAATGTCATAGAAAGTAACGCTAGTATTAACATTATTTGAACTACTAGGGCCAAAGGTACCGTCTGAAATTAAAAAGCTAATAGTTTTAATTTGCCCAGCAAAAGACCCCTTAAACACCCTTACATATCCTGTGTAAAACCCAGCGCCTGAACCTATTTCAGCTACGTGCCTGTAATTGAAATCGTTTTCGTGCCAGTAACCTAACGTAGTACCTGTTTTTTCTCCACCATTTGATGGTAAAGATAAATCAGTTGTATTTATTTTTGTTGCTGTAATAGTATTAGCACCAATCCTGTCAGCAGATATTGTGCCCGCATTTATCTTGTCAGCACTTAAATCATTTATTTTTGCATTAGTTATCTGCGCGTCACCTATGAGTGCAGTTGTAATATTTGCTAAAGCAATCTTAGCCGTTGTAACTTGTAGATCGCCTATCTTAGCTGTTGTAATTTGGGCATCTCCAATCTTAGCATTTTGAATAGTTCCGTCTAAAATACGTGCATTTGTTATGGCTCCGTCTTGAATACGTGCGCTGTCTATAAAAACCGTCCCACCACTAACAATAAAGGGGGCTACATTAGCATTAGTTCCGTTCCATATCGCAAACTTGTCTGCCTGGAACTGCACGAATGATTGTGCGCCTGAGCCGTTACTAGCATTAGATCCAATGACCATACCTGCTACGGACTTACTACCATTAGATTCTGTAGATGCGGTTAATACAAACATAGCGTTAAGATCGCCTGTATGACTAGCTGTAGTAGTATTTAAAGCAGTAATAGAACTAGAATTACCCCCAACAGTAGATGTCAAACTATTAATACTATTTGTTAAAGCTGTATCTGCATTTGCTCTTGTTGTAGCTTCGGAGTTTATAGAAGCAGTAAGGGTGTTGTTATTACTTGTAACTGTAGAAGTTAAGCTAGTTATATCTGAAGCTAAAGCTGTATCTGCATTTGCTCTTGTTGTTTGTTCGGTGGCTATGGCAGAGGTATTTGAATTTACAGTAGACGTTAAACTAGTCAAAGAAGATGCAGTAGCGTTTTGTGCGTTAGTAACAGTAACTATGTCTCCCTGTGCTGTAGCCATAGCTGCAGTTAAAGTACTACCTGTAAAACTAGTGCTACCAAATAGTGTAACTAGAGTAGCGTCCCGTCCTGCTACCCAAGCATTGTTTGCAGAATTTCTTGTATATATTTGACCGTCATCTGTATCAAACCATATGTCATTTGGTTGTATAGCTGAGCCATCTTCTCTTACGGTAGGGGCATTACTACTTCTTATAACCCTAGCAGGCACTGCAGCTTCAGTGGTTATGAGGCCTGTAATTATTGAATAGCCTGGAAGCTGTTCCT